TTTATTAAGAATTGAATGGTGGCCGCGTGTATCTAATCAATCACCAAATACCAGATATTTTTCAACAGCATCCTTAGAAATGGAAGCATCAAAATTAACTAATTCACAGTTTACAAGATCTGCAGTATTTCATGTTTTGGGTTATTATATATTTCCGGCGTTAACACAACGTGGACCGGACGAAGACAGATTTTCAATACAAGAACAATATTACAAAACAAGATTCAGAGAAGAACTTGATCTTGTTTTACAAGATGGTGTAGAATATGATTTTGACGGTAGTGGTACTGTAACAGATTCTGAAAAACAAGCAGCACATTTCAATAGATTGGTGAGATAATGAGTGTTAGAGAAGATATAGCACAAAACATTACATCACAACTTGGTGATATAATATCGCCTGCTGTCGCTGTAGTTACTAGAAATAATGTAGCTACATCAAGTTTAAGTATTCAACAATTTCCAGCAATAATAGTTTTATCAGGTAGTGAAACAAAAGAAGATGCTACTATGGTACAAAACAGAGGCACTACTACAACGGGTACAGTATTTGGTGAAATTGATTTCACAATAAATGCATTTGTGCGTAGCAGTAACTCAACATTAACATTAAATGATAATTTAGATACTCAACGAAATGATTTAATTGAAGCTATTGAAGAAAAATTAGCAGCAGATAGAACAAGAGGTGGTAATGCTTTAAATGCTTATATCACTGATGTTGCTGTAGATGCTGGTAATTTATTTCCTTTAGCACAGGCAATAATTACATATCGTGTGGAGTATAAATATACTAGAGGTACAACATAATATGGCAAAATATTGGGTATATAAAGATGGTGAAAAAAAATTAGTTTCACGCAATCAAATGGAGAATTTGGTAGAACAAGGTTGGTCAGAAACATCAACAACTGTTGATTCTGGTAACGTCGACGTTAAACCAATAAAAAAGGTAAAGAATAAAGCTAAAGATCAAATGAAAAACAATGATCCAAAACTTTATGAAACTTTACAAGGTAATTCGCTTTTAAACGAGGCGGATGAATAATTTAGCTAATAAGGAGTAAAAAGTTATGGCGATTATATCTGGACATGGTGGCATTATTAAAGAAGGTGCGAGCACAGGAACTGCTCTTGCTAACTTAAGAGGCTGGACCATTGAACAAACACAAGATACAATTGAAACTACAGTGATGAGTGGCGACTACGATGCAGCAACTTCTCGTACTTATGTGGCTGGCCCGCATACATGGACGATTAGTGGCGATATCTTTTACGACAATGCAAACACACAGATGTTAAACATTGAAGCGGGTGCTAGTGACTTAACTGCAGTTCAATTAAAACTTTATGCAGAAGATGATGATTCAGGCAACAAATACTGGGAAGGTAATGTTGTAATTACATCTTTTTCTGTAACATCAAGTGTTGATGGTATGGTGGAAGCATCGTTTGCTGGACAAGGCACTGGTGCTTTAGCAATCAACACACAATCATAGGAATATTGCGGTGCAGATTAAGGTATCTTTCAGCAACGGTTCAAATTTTGATAAGTTTGAAAAAAAAGTTAAACAATTGTTTAATACTGTTAAAGATGATACACTAAAATCTGCACGTGCAAATACACCTATAAAATCTGGCCGTGCACGAAATGCATGGACAGCAAGTAAGAAAAGAAATGGATTTAGTGTAAACAATACCACACCGTATATTGGTAAACTAGAACGCGGTTCTAGCAGACAAGCACCGGCTGGTATTACTAAACCCACTTTAAAACAATTGGCAAATAGGTTAACAACGAGGAGAATAATACGATGACTCAATCGGATAAACAAACAAAACCAAACTCTGCAATCAGCAAAGTAATTGGTCAATATAAAGAAAAAATAGGTGGTAAATTATTTAAATATCATGTCAAAGAATGGGATTTAGATATTTACTACAGGGCTATCTCAAATATGTATGTAGAGCAAGAAATTATGTCTTTACAACAAATGGGTAAAACATCAGAAGCATTGATTCAAAGCATTATATTAAAAGCTGTAGATGTTGATGGCAACAGATTATTCAGTAAAATGGATAAAGAAGAATTAATGAGAGAAGCAGACCCTGCTGTTATCATTAGAGTTGCTACAAAATTAAACAATGCAATTGATATGCCCAAAGAAGATATTGAGGGAAACTAAAAGGGGACAGCGAATTATATAGTTTGTTCGCACTCGCAGATTATTTAAAAGTCCCATTGGACACTGTGTTTAGAATGTCCCTGCTTGAAATTAAAGGATGGTACGCTTATTTAGGTATTAAGCGTCAACGGGAAAAAGCAGATGCCAATAAACGAAAAGGTCATAATACAAGGAGAAGATAGAACGGGTGGTGCTACACGTAGTGCTAAAAGAAATATTGAATCACTCAATCAATCTTCTAAAAAATTAAATAGTGGATTCTCAACACTTCAAAAATCATTAATTGGTGTTGGTGCTGCTCTAGCTACAGGTTCGTTTGCACGTGGTATTATTGCTACAACTGCAAGATTTGAAGATTTAAGAACATCACTTTCATCAGTTACTGGTTCTGCCAAAGACGGACAAAAAGCATTTGATTTCGTTTCAAAATTTGCAACCAAAACACAGTTTTCTGTTGAAGATTTATCAACTTCATTTATTAAATTAAAAGCATCTGGTATTCAACCAACCGAAAAATTATTAACATTATTCACAGATACAGCAGCCATAACAACCGATCAAGTTGGTTCGTTAACTGCAATTACAGATTTATTTGCTAGATCGGTGTCTGGTGGTTTAGGACTAGAAGATTTAAACAGACTTGCCGATAGGGGTGTTCCTGTATTTAAAATACTTGAAGAACAACTTGGTTTAACAAGATTAGAAATTAGTAACTTTGGTAAAACAGCTGAAGGTGCTGAAAAAATATTAGATGCTTTATCAAAAGGTATCAATGAAAAATTTGGTGGAGCAACAAATAATTTATTAAAAAATCTTTCAACACAAATTTCAAACTTAGGTATTGCAAGCAGAAATGCACAAGATGCAATTGGCAGAGGTGGTTTATCTGATGCACTAGGCGAAGTTATTACAGGAATGACTGACGCATTAAATGCAAATGAAGAATTGTTTTTATCAATTGGTGAAGGTTTAGGTAATGCTGTACGTGCAACATCAGCTGCTTTTGGGTTTTTTATAGATAACATAAAAATATTTAAAGCACTTGGTTTAGCAGTAATTACATTTAAAGCGACAACAGCAATGTTTAGACTTGCAACTGCAATGCGAGCAGCTGGCAGTGCAGCTATGTTTTTAAATAAAAAACTTGGTAAAGCTGGTGTGCTTGGTGTATTATTATCGCTTGGTGTTGCTGTTGCTGAAATGACAGGCATACTTGATATGTTGCTTGATTCGTTTAAAGAAGCACCAGATCCAGTTGATGTTTATTCACGTTCATTGGGTAGATTGGTTAAAGAATTAGGTGAATTAGAAAATGCAAGTGATGAAGCATATGGAACTATACAAGATAAATCAAAACCAATTATAGCAGCCTTAAGAAAAGAACAAAACAAACTGAATGAAACATTAGTAGAATTTATATTGGATTTGGCAACACTCGAAAGAGAAGAAGACGAAGTTACTGAAGCACAACTTAAATTAAAAGCATCAATTGAGGACACAAAAGATGCAATAGAAGATATAAACACAGTCATAAAAGAATACGAAACTGCATTAATGGATGTGCCACTTGAAGAAATATTTGTCAAAGCACACCCAATATTGGTAGAACAAATTTCATTGTTTGATAGATTAGCAAACAAATCAATCAAAGAATACAGTGAAGCATTGAGTAAATTATCAGATCAAAAACTATTTGAAAAAGCGCTAACACCAACACAAAAAGAAAAACAATCACTTAAGAAAAGATTGGCTGATATTGAAGAATTTAAAAGAAGAGGCATAATATCTGAAGAAGAATATCAACGTAGAAAACAAGAAGCTATATTTGATAGTGATAAAAAAATTATTGATTTAGCTAAAGAACGCAGAATCAAAGAATTAGAAATACAAGGCATGATGCGTGAAGACGCTGAAAAGCTGTATAAATTTGAAGAACAAACTGCACTCGAGCGTACACAATGGGTTATTGGTCAAGCACAAACTATATTTGATAGTTTAGGTAAAACAAATAAAAAAGCATTTGAAGCAGCAAAAGCATACAATACAGCTCTTGCAATTATGAATACATACACAGCTGCTACAAAAGCATTAGCAACTTATCCACCACCATTTAACTTTATTGCAGCTGCAGCAGTTGTTGCAAGTGGTTTAGCACAAGTTGCAACTATTCAATCTCAACAATATTCGGGTAGACGATTCGGTGGTCCAGTTACGGGGGGTTCATCATTTATGGTTGGTGAAGCAGGGCCTGAAGTATTCACACCAAGCACAAACGGTACAATTTCTCAACCGGGCGAACTTGATTCTGAAAAAACAGTAAATATTAATTTTACAGTTAATGCAATTGATGCACAATCGTTTAGTGATACATTGCTTGAACAGCGAAATACTATTGTTTCAATTGTAAATGAAGCTGTACATGATAACGGTAAAAGGGCAATTATATAATGGCAAAACGACGCAAGGCAGTTAAAGACAAAAGTTCTGGTGTAGCTAAAAAATATTTAAGTGGTGTAGCTGGTTCGCAGCGTGCACAACTTGCTTCAGTTATTAAACAAATAAGTCGTTTATATAAAGCAGGTAAAACTGTGCCACAATCATTAATTAAAAGGAGAATTAAACTTGGCAAAAAAAAGAAGTAAACCACTAGCAGCTTCAACTGTTAAAACATTAAAAGCAAAAGCAGCAAAAAGCCGAACTTTTAATTTAACTGATTTGAAAGCAGTTTATAAACGCGGACAAGGTGCATTTTTGTCTTCTGGTAGTAGACCAGGTGTAGGCATGGCACAGTGGGCAATGGGACGCGTAAATAGTTTATTAAGAGGCTCACGCAAACATGATTTGGATATCAGACGAAGAGCTAGAAAACGAAAGGGTTAATTATGGCACTAACAGCAAAACAGAAAAAACTACCAGCAGCTTTACAAAAAGCAATTTTAAAAAAACAAAAAAGTAAAAAGAAAAAGAAAAAATAATGCCGGTAATGAAAGTAAAAGGTGGTTATCGCTGGGGTAAAAGCGGTAAAGTATATAAAACACGTGCACAAGCCGAACGACAGGGCAGAGCAATTAGAGCTTCTGGTTATGGCAAAAAAAGGGGTAAAAGATAATGGCAAAATACAGAGGAAAAACAGTTAAACTTAACAAACCAATGCAGGGTGATGTTAAAAAGTTTAAAGTATTTGTGAAAGATAGAAGTACTGGTCGTGTTAAAAAAATTAATTTTGGTTACAAAGGTATGACTATCAAAAGAAATAACCCAGTTCGTCGTCGTTCATTTATGGCTAGACATGGCGCAATATTGAAAAAAGTCAAAGGACAAAAGAATTTGGCACCAGTTTATTGGGCAATTCAAAGTTGGAAAAAAGGTTTTAAATTATAATGGCAGATTTTAATAATATTCTACCTGCAGGTGTTGATATACAAGCGCTTGAATTAAGTTCAATTCAACCAACTGTTCGAACACAATCATTAAGCGGTAGAATACAAACAAGAAGTTTTGGCGGACAAGTGTGGACAATGAAAATTAAAATGCCACCACTTGATAATGAAGCTATTCGTGCTATCTATAGTTTTCTTATGAAACAAAGAGGTGGACTTAATACATTTACAATTGCTCCAGCAAATTTAAAAAAAATACGTGGTACACAAAGTGCAACAGAAACATTAGCAACCGGTTGCAGTATCGGTGCAAACAGTGTAACAACTTCAGATAGTAATGAATTTGCAAATGGCGATATGTTTATATTTGCAGGTACAGCAGGTCATACCAAAGCATATATGGTAACTAATGTTAGCGGTACAACATTAACATTTGAACCACCAGCAGTTAGTGCAGTTAATTCATCTGATACAATTAAATCAAATACATTATTTGAAATGACAGTAAGATTAGCAGATGATGAAATTAAATATTCAGAAACATTTAATAATTTAGCAACACTAACATTTAATGTAGTAGAGGCTGTATAATGGCAAGATTTGATTCCGGTACACAATCTGGTTTAATATCAGATATCACACAAGATCAAAACAGATGTTTACATTTGGTTGAATTACATTTGGAACCAACACCAGATGCTGGTACTCTTATAAAAAATGAATATTTTACAGATAATTTTTACGATATAAGTTATGATTCAGCAACTGCACCAGACACAGGTGCAAATACATACACGGCAGTAGGTTCTGTTTTATCATTTGGTTCGGTTTCCGAAACAACACAATTAAAAGTAAATTCAATTAATATTAAATTAAGTGGTGTTGATACTGCATTATTAGCAAGCGTGATTAATTATGATTTAGTTGGCAAACGTGTGGTTATATATCGTTCATTTTTAAATGGCGATACATTTGATACTTCTCGTACATTTATGTTATTTGACGGTAATATTAAAACATGGAATGCAAATGAAAAAGTTGATAGTGCAGAAATTTCTGTATCAGTTGCAACACATTGGAGTAACTGGAGTCAAATTAGTGGCAGAGTTACAAATAATGCTAGCCAACAATTAACAACCAGATATGGCACAACAACTAAATTTCGAACTGACAGAGGTTTTCAATATGCAGCCGCAAATATAGGAGAAATCAAATGGGGTCCGTTTGTAACTTAGAAAAAATTAGATTAGCAACACCAAATGATAT